ATCTAATGGTTCTGTTGTTTTCTTAGCTTGCTGTATCCTTGGAGTTTCTTTTACTACGTATTGCACCATTTCGCCATTGCCTACTCTTTCTGAATACGCATAACCTATTCTAGATTTTTTAGCCAACTCATGCATATTTACATCTAAATCAAATAGTTCTTTTATTGATATAGGTATTTTGTATAAGTTAGTTTTTTTGTTTATTGTATGAGCAACACGATATATACCTGTTCTCATAAATATACTTGTATCTGATTCTGGAAATAGTTTAGTCATTGTACTTTTTACTGTATAATGAAGGTTTTCACTTTGTGTAAACTCAAAACAAGAGTTTGGAACTACTATGTGATAACCTGTACCAGAAAAATAACATTGTATAGACCTTGTAGATACATCAAACTCTTCAAGTTTAACTATCATACCGATTGCTTTTTGTCTAGTGTGCTCATCGCTGCTGTTACCTTTATCGATATCTAATATGATATTATCAATGGCTCTTTGACCAAAGTAATCTTTTAGACTATTTTTAGATTCGGCATAAGCTACAGCATCTTCATTATATAAGTAAACACTTCTAAACAAAGGTACATCTGGTCTTATGTATTTTAGTAGGTCTTTCTTGAGAATAAGGGAGCCACGATTTCTCGGACTCCCTTGTGCTATCTCAATATAGTCCACTACATATTACCTAGTGCATCAGAACCAAATACATCATCTAGGTCTTGCGATGTAATATTAGTTCCTGCTGGTCCAGATAAAGGAGCTTCTTTAATAAATCCTTTGCTCTTGAACCAAGCAACATCATCAGTAAGTTTTCTTCTACCCTCTTCACTGTTGGTGTTGATTTTATGGTGGACTCTTGTGTATACTTTCCCACCTGGCTGTTTAGGTTTTTCTTTGTAAACATACGCCAAGTATGGAAAGCTTGTTGGCTCTTCTGAACCAGAGTGATTATCATTTAAGTAGTGTGCAATGTTTTCTATTGGGTGTCCGCTTTCTGTTTCCCAGTTACCTTGGGCATTTATTCCTGCCTGCACGCCTAGCACTTCAAAGAAGTGGTATAGTCGATTTAGTACTGAGCCACCTGTTACGGAGCCATTTGCATCTTTCTCAAGGGAACCAGCCAATCTAATTGACTTAGTATAATCACTGCCCTTTTGTTTAACTTCTACTTCAATATATACATCAGCCCAATCAAAAGAATGACTTTTGTCTGTATATCCTATGACTGCAATTTCGCATATACCATAGTAGTTGTTAGTTTGATTACTGCTTGTTGAACTTGGTTTGATTAACGCCATATCATTTACTTCTCCTTTTTATAAATGTTTTTCCAATCAAATTCTACTATTTGACCTTTTAGATGATTACATCTGCTGCCAGCTTCTATAGCTTCATTTGCTTTGAAAGAAACCATTAGTTTATCTTCTTCTCTATGAACATAACCTATTGCATCACAATCAGACATTATCATATTTTTTAGTTTACCTGTTATATCTAAACTTTCAGGTTCTACTATTGCTTTGCCGTCTACGATTGCTCTTGCTACTTTTCTATGCCCTATTACTATTAAGTGGTCAACACAATCTTTTAAATTATGGATTGTATTCATCACTTTTTCTCTTACTAATGCATAACCCTTACCAAACGATAAATCAGCTATTGAGGGCACTTCATACTCTTGACATACAGCTTTTTCAGCCCAGTCTACTACTTTATCTATAGTATCTATAGCAAAGTATTTGTATTCATGCCCATCTTTAGCTTCTTTAACGAGGTTTATGAGTTCTTGCCTATCTTTAACTCTATGGATGTAGCCTTCTATCATGCCACTACCACTTTCTGTATCGATAATCAAGCAATTATCAAGCTTGCTTAACATAGTTGTCTTGCCGACCTTGGGTGGTCCGTACAGCAACATTATGCCTGGATTTATCGACACTGGTTTTGTTTTCACTTTTTTCAGTGCCATCTTTTACCTCTGTTATTTTATTTATAGGATACTCTCTCCCGAAGGAAAGAGGTGCTAACGAGTGTCTAATATACTGCCAGTACGACCTATTATGCAAGACATTAAACAGCTGACTTGCACCTAATCCTGCAACAACATTTGCTGTAAATATTGTGTGCTTTGCAGTACACGCCTCATCTGATATTGCACTACTTGGCTGCCAAGTTTTGCCAAAGTTATCATTATCCTTGTCTACTGAAATAACTTCCATTGTCAATGCACCCATACGCATATCTATCAACGCTTTTCTATTATTATTTTTCTTCCATTGCATATGGACATCTAAGCGTGTTTCCATGTTATCTGGTGTTAGCAATACTATATCAGATAAATAACATCCTGGTTCCCATCTCTTGAGATACATATCAACTACAGCTTTCTTGTTAAATTTGTATATCATTTCTTTAGCACATGATACTTTGCTTGCTCCTACAAAATCATCAGGATAAGCTGTTGTGCTTAAGTTATGTTCTTCCAGTTTATCATCATCCCAAATGTGAAACTTTTTAAATCCCATTTGAGCTAATATAGTCACAAGGGCTGATGCTATTCCACCAGCCCCTATGATTGTTACTTCACTTAACAAAGATTGGTTAATGAGGTCTTTGTTCCTCAGATACCGCAACATTACAGTATCCCAAAGT